GTTGAGCAGAAGCGGCGGGCTGGGAATCCTGGGAAGCGTCCGTTGCCTGATGTGATGATTTCGATTCCCACTTCTTCAACTGCGCCTGAGCCGCATCGGCCTTTGGGTTCTGCTGGTCGCCAGTTTTGGGAGCGTGTGTGGAATGTTGGGTTTACTTGGATCAGCCCGCAGATGGATGTTGAGTTGTTGCAGATTGTGTCGGAGCAGATTGATGAGCGAGCTGCTCTGCGTGTGAAGGTTTTGCGTGAGGGTGATTGGCGTGATCGGTCTGCTCTTCGTGCGTTGGATTCGCAGGTGTTAGATTGTTTATCCCTGCTCGGATTTACTCCTGTTGATCGAGCGCGGCTTGGCTTCGTGGAGGTGAAGATCCAAAATGAACTTGAACAATTCCGTGAACGTAAAGCAGCCAGACGCACCGACGTGGTCAACGTCGAGGAGGTACGAGACTTCTGACGGTGATTTGGTTGCCGACTTTGCGGCAACTTTCATGCGTGTCAGTAAGGGTGTGGCGGCTGGTGAGCCGTTGGAGTTGACTGCCTGGCAACGGGATTTGATGGAGGCTTTGTATGAGCGTCGGCCTGATGGATTGCTTCGATACCGGCGCAGCTTGATTGGTTTGGCGAGGAAGAACGGTAAGTCGCTTCTTGGTTCCTTGGTTGCTTTGTACGGTTTGATTGAGGGTGAGTCTGGGGCTGAGGTGTATTCGGCGGCTGGTGACCGTCAGCAGGCACGGGTCGTGTTCAACGAGGCGAAGTGGCAGGTCAATCAGTCTGCTGCGCTTTCGGGTATTTGCAAGGTGTATCGGGATGTGATTGAGGTACCTTCGACCGGTGCGATCTATCGGGTGCTTTCTAGTGATGCAAAGCTTCAACAAGGCCTGAACCCATCGTGCGTCGTATTTGACGAGCTGCACGTCCAGAGGGACTCAGAATTGTGGGATGCGTTGACCTTGGGTTCTGGCGCACGTCGTGACCCGCAGATCGTTGCCATTACCACCGCAGGCTACGACTTTGACACCATCTGTGGCCGCCTCTACAACTACGGGAAGCGCGTCATCTCAGGCGATCAGGACGATGAGCGGTTTGGGTTCTTCTGGTGGGAAGCACCGGAGGGCTGCAACATCTCTGATCGTGAGGCTTGGGCGGCTGCGAACCCGAACCTGGCTGAAGGCTTGCTGGACTTGGAGGACATGGAGGTGAGTATGAATCAGACGGCTGAGATTCCTTATCGCCGCTATCGTCTGAACCAATGGGTCAGGCAGGAGGATTCGCCCTGGTTGCCGATGGGCGGGTGGGAGCAGTGTCAGTCTGAGTTGGGGTTGGATGCAGAGTTGCCTGCGTTTGTGGGGATTGACATGGCGTTGAAGCATGACTCGATTGCTGTGGTTGTGGCTCAGCCGCGTGATGGTCGGATTGTGGTGCGGGCAAAGATTTGGCATCCTGATGCGCATGCGATGGATGTCGCAGCTGTTGAGGCGTATCTGCGTGAGTTGCATCTGAACTTCAATGTGCGCGAGTTCGCCTATGACCCTGCGTTCTTCCAACGCACCGCTGAAGTTCTAGCCGATGATGGTTTGCCAATGGTCGAGTTCCCGCAGTCGGCTCAACGTATGGTGCCGGCGATTGGCACGTTGTATGAGGCCATTGTTGGTCAGGTCTTGGCTCATGATGGTGACCCGATGTTCACTGATCAGGTGTTGTCGGCTGTGCCACGTCAAACTGATGCAGGTCTGAGACTGTCTAAAGGTAAGTCGAAGCGCAAGATTGACGCTGCGATTGCGTGTGCGATTGCTGTTGATCGTGCAACTCGTCGTGAAGAGGTCGCACCCGTGCCTGGTTTCTTTGTAGTCTAGGAGCATCATGATTCTGTTGATGGAACTTTTCGCCGCATCACTCATCGCAGTTGGGATATTCTTGTTGTCAATCCCTATCGGCCTGATCTTTGTCGGGTCTGTATTTCTATTGTTTGCCTTCGCTATTGAGCGCGGGAAGAAAGAGGCGAGGAAGTAATGCTGTCACGACTCTTGAACAATGGAGGTGAGCAACGCGCAGTTTCATTCCAATCGCTGTTCGCATTAGGCGACGGCTTCTCGATGACAACCAATTCTGGAACTGTTATCACCCAGCAAGATTCGTTGAAGATCGAGGCTGTGTATTCGTGTGTGCGAATCATTGCTGATTCCATTTCCACTCTGCCTGTTGACACATACATTCGTGTCGGTGCTGAGCGTCAAGCGTTCCGCCCACGACCGATGTGGTTGGATCAGCCTGAATCTGGTATCACTCGCACGGAACACTTCCAGCAGGTGTTGGTGTCGTTGTTGTTGAACGGTAACTCGTTCACCCGTATTGTGCGTGACGATCAGGGTGTGGCCGCGCTTGTGGTGTTGAATCCTGAGAAGGTTGAATGCACCCGCAACCGTGAGACACGTCGTCCAGAGTTTGTGTTTGACAACCGTGATGTGATCCCACTTGAGGACATGATTCACATCACTGAGTTGCGTTTGCCTGGTGACATGCGTGGCCGTTCCCGCATCGACTTGGTGAAAGAGAATCTAGGTTTGGCGAAAGCGTTGGAAGAGTTCGCTGCACGTTTCTTCGGTCAAGGCTCAAGTGCTTCCGGCATCATAGAGTTCCCAGGCAACCTAACTCGTGAGCAGGCTAAAGATTTGGTGAATGGCTTTGAGGAAGGTCATCGAGGGTTGCGTCGTTCACATCGTCCAGGCATTCTGTTCGGTGGCGCAAAGTTCACCAAGACCACAGTGGACAATGATTCCGCACAGTTCCTTGAGTCACGCCGTTTCGCCATTGAAGAGATTGCTCGTATCTTCCGTGTACCACCAGCAATGCTTGGACACAACTCCGCTGGAGCGATGTCGTATGCGTCGGTGGAAATGAACGGCATCAACTTCGTCACCCACACTCTCAGGCCGTACATCTCCAAGATCGAAGACGGCTACCAGAAGTTGCTCAACGGTCGAGCATTCTTGAAGTTCAACGTGGACGGTCTATTGCGTGGCGATCAGGCTTCCCGCTATGCGTCATTCTCTACAGGTCTCCAGTCAGGCTTCTTGTCAATCAACGACATCCATCGCATCGAGGACATGTCACCTGTGATTGGTGGAGATTCGTATCGTGTGCCACTAGCGAACGTGGACATTGGTGCTGCGAACTTGGCTGAACTAGACAAGAAGTCTGTGATTGCTCAGCGTCTTATCCTCGCAGGATTTGATCCTGCTGAAGTGATGAGTGCTTTGGAATTACCATCTATCGCGCACACTGGTGTCCCATCAACCCAGTTGCAGCCGTTGGCCACGATCAACCCTGCCGATCCTGCCGCAGCTTACGAGGTGAAGTCACAGAACATGGACATCAACATGCCTGAAGTGGTGCTGAACTACACGCCACCGGCTGTGAATGTTCCTGCACCGATCATCAATGTGCCTGAGACTGTGGTTCGTGTCAACATCCCAGAGTCAAGGCCTACTGTGCGCACCGTCGAACGTGACGCTGAGGGACGTATCTTGACGATTACCGAAAGGGTTGAAGACTAATGGCACACGGAATTGGTGCATATCTTGGCAACGCTTGGCTGAATGCTTTGGGCAACAACACATCGTTCGCTGTTGCGCAAGTGTATGTGAAACTTCATGTCGGTGATCCTGGTGCTAATGGGACTGCGAACCCTGCTACTGAGACAACGCGCAAGGCTGTGTCGTTTGGTGTGGCTTCTGCTGGTGTGTTGACTTCTGATGATGATGTGACTTGGACAAACATTGCTGGGTCTCAGGATGCCAACCATTTCACAGCTTGGGATAGTTTGACGACAGGCAACTTCTTGTTCTCTGGAACGATTACTGCGAACCCGTATGACGCTGGTGATACTTATGCGATTGACGCAGGTAATCTCACCGCTTCGTTGACGCTCGCCTCGTAGGTTTGTGATGGCCGTTCAACGGTTCGTACTTGACTCAACCACACTTGACAACACAGGCTTCGGCCTTGGTGGTGGTGCAGCGTTCATTCTTGACTCGTCAGCCCTTGATGGGACAAGGGTGTTGGATGGTGGTGAGTTTCTAACTGTCGCAACTGCCGCTTCTGATCTGGGTGGATTGGATGAGTTCCAGGCTTCTGCCACTAGCGCAACCGTAACCAAGTTCGCTGTCGCTTCGACTGTGTTGGGTGGTTTGGTTGCGGCTGCGCAGGCTAAGACAAGGAAGGCTGCTGTTGCGGCGGCGAGTTTGGGCGGGCTTGACGCATCGGCCACGACGAAGGTTGGCAAGGATGTGATTGCTCAGGCAAGTTTGGGTGGGCTTGATGCGTCTGCGACTACGAAGGTCAAGAAAGATGTGGTGGCTGCTGCCAGTCTTGGTGGTTTAGATGCAGCTGCTACAGCACAGGCTTCGCCTCCTGCACCTCCACCGGTCGATGATGGTGTTGGCTATCAGCCCTACAGGCAACCAAGACCGAAGCCAAGACCGAAGCCCAAAGAGATTCCGATTCAGATCAATGAACCAAAGAAGCCACGTCTGGTGTCTGCTGTCGGGTCGAGCATGTTGGGTGGTGCGGTTATCGCTGCGACAGGTTTGATCACATTCAGTATCTTGGATGACGATGCTGAAGTATTGTTGTTGATCTGATGCCTTATTTCATTACAGACAAAGCGGAGGGCTGCGCAGGTT